TTATCAATTACCTGAACCTCGCGAGCTTTAAATTCGTCAGCCCGAGATCTTCGATCATTTCTGTCTTTTTGCAATCTTAGGAACTGGGCCTTTAAGCCGTTTGGTTGGTTCCATTTGATATACTTCTCAAGGTTCTTTCTTGCTAGTTGTACGGACTCATCTGGCCCGAACATACCATCGGCTTCTTTACTCTTTTTTAAATTGTAATTGTAATCAGCATCGATGGCGTTGATAAACTCATCCTCAGTCTCAAAGTCTTCGATTCCTCCTACATCTGTTTGGTAAAAAGGCTTAAGCTTGTTTTTTACGAAGTCGTCGTACCGGCTTTCGTACAGTTTTGCCGACTGGTTTAGCGCAGTGTGCTCTTTACTAAAATAGTCTCTCTGCGTTCTTAACTCATCAAAAATATCCAAGTCGTCTTCAAAAGGTGACTTGTACTGCTGAGAGGATTGAGCTGTCTGTCCTTGGTAGGGGTCAAAGGAAGTGTCATACAGAGTAGGCTTTTGATTCTGAAGCTGCCCGCCAAAAGGCTGGTAAGGTTTTGGGCTCGGCTTTGATGTAAACTGGCCCAAGCCATTACTTTTTGTACCTTGGGAGTACTCCTCCCCAAGCCCTAGCTCGTCAAATAGGGACATGGTTTATTTAGAATAAACCTTGGTTAAGTTTGCGAATCTCGTCTTCCAGATCTTGTCTACTTCTAAACCTTCCTTGGACTCTCGCATTAGGTCCCGAACCTAAACTTAAATTTTTATAAGGGGCATTGCTAATGTTTGCATTAGAACCTATGGCTCTTTCAGAAGGGCCCATACCTGTTTGAGCTCGTCTAAACTGTTCTCCAGTGGCACTTTTTTGAGGTAGCCCGCCATTGGGATAACCTCTTCTACTTTCTAAAAGTTTTTGGCCTCTATTAGTAAGCGCAGGAAAATTCTGACCTTTATTAGCAAGTCCTTTTGGCATGGGAAAGTTTTTAAACTTACCTCTAGACGCCAGCATCATAGCGTAAGGTAGGAATCTTTCGTAACCGGGGCCTGCTTCTTCCTCCGTATCAAACACATCATTAGGTGTTTCTGGAGCTGGAGCTGGAGCTGGAGCTGGATCGGGTGGTAGTGCTTCTTTGCGTCCAGTTTCGGTTTCGAACTCGTCAAGCGACATACCACCGCCAATACGACCCACACCGAATCCACCAGCGGCTTCAAGCTGACGTTGCATATTTCTACGCCGAATTTCTTCCTCAAGCTGGTCCATGTTGCTGATTGTTCCATCAGCCCCGCCTTGTTTGTAATCTTCCTCTCTCTGAGCAGCTAAACGCCTTTCGCTATTAGGGAAGTATCCTTTGCTCTGCCTGTAACGGTCCTCGTACATGCCTCTATCTTCATCGGATAGCTCATCCCATTCTTTACGGCTTTTACGACCCGTCGCACTGTTGCGCCAAGCGTCGCGTAACATGTTCTGCTCGCTATTTCCCTGCTGTCTGAGCCTCATAGCTCTTTTGCGCTCTAGCTCATCTTCATTCAAAATGTCTCGAGTTTTAGAAGCACCTGCCTCGAATACATCTCTAGCTAAAGCATCTTCCGCTACATCTTGAGCTGATCGGATTGGGCCTCGGGGTTTAAGCTGTTGAGCTTTGTCTAAAAGCATTGCGGCTTTGTCTCTTTCGGAAAGAGGTTGGTTTGGGCCTCCTTGACCTGGACCTTGGCCGTCAGGGCCTGGGATTTTATCTACTTCATCCAAGGGTCTTTCGCCTGGTACTGGTTTTGTCGCAACTTCTTCGTCATCAAACGCAGTATTTAGAGCAGCATTAACTCCCAAAGCACCAGCTGTTCCAGCAAGCGCAGTTTTAACAGGGTTTCTTTTAATAGCTCCAATTACACCTCCGCCTTTTTTAGGATCTACTTTAGCAGTCGCAGAACCTTTTGCGCCAGTTCCTGCTGGGTTGTTTAATGTTTTAGCAGGCAATCTACCAGAGGAAGGTACTATTGCGTTTTTACCGGCAGCTGCCTGCGCTTCTTTTAATTTAGCAGCTTGAGCCGTTAGTTTTGGTTTACCGAATTGCATAGCTCCTCTATTCGTACCTGCTGCTTTGTTGTATGCACTGGTCAAACCTCTCAGCAGAGCATTCGTAGGTTTTTGTCCTAGTTTACCAATAGTATTAAGAGCACCGCCTACGAATTTTGGCATGAACACGCTGGTTCCTGTATTTAAAAGACTTAAAGCATCATCGCTATCGTACTCTCGGTCAGAGCCGTTAAAAAGATCGGCTCCCATTCCGTAAAGATCCATACCGCCTCCGACAAGATAGTCTAAAGTTCCTCCGGCGGTTTCTCCAATGTCTGTGCGACCCCCAGTTATAGGATTATTAAAAATACCTTCGTTAAGATCGTTTCTAAACTGGCGGATATATCTTTCGTTGTCTGTTAATGCCATGTTAGAAATTTAGATGGATATATTCAAGGTCTCAACCGCTTGTAATTACGCTTTATCTCCGATAACGGCACCCGCATAAAACCATCAGGGCACATAAGACCCGGATTTTTATGCAACATACGATTAGTAATCTTCTTTTTCTTGGGCAGTTTGTAAGTAGACGCACTGTCAATGTTATACAGGGCTATCGCCGCAGCGAGGACGTGGTCATCATGGTGGCCGGGTGCTGCTTCGGGCTTACCTTTTGAGTTAACGATAAATGTTTTTAACTCACGTAGAACACCCTCATCAGGTATATCCACATTTTCCTCAATTATTTCAGCTGCCAGGTGGTCTATTACTGTTTTTCGAGTAATCTTGTCCGTACTCCAACCAAAGCTTTTTTCTACCAGACCCATAGAGTCGTTGAATTTACGTCTGCGATAAACCGTTAATCCTGATTCTAACAGGTACTTTAATAGAGCTAACCCTGAATTGTTAACCTCTGGGATAACAAAGGCATTACCATAGTACTTTGCCGCACCCTCAATCTCATGGGCTAAAATTCCTATGTCCAGACGACTGTGGTGCAAAGCGACCAAGCGTGGAACATGCCAATCACCATGCCAGTCTTCAAAAGGTGCCTTCCAAACCTGGACAGAATGGTAGTCAGGATCTGCGGCTAAACCCTGTGTCTGCTGGTCTTCGCCTGTACATGTATCAATAGAGATTAAATACTTAGAATCATACTGCGGTTCTTCGTATATGCTCCAATTACCTGATTTGTCGGGGGTAAACACCCCTGTTTTACCGTCAGTCTGTACCGACATGGTTCCGTTCTTTGGTTTTTGCTTAACCGCTGCCTTCAACATTCTTTCAACATTAGCGACATGAAACCTTGGGCGGGATGACATGAGAAAACACTCCTCCGGATCGCTGGGGTATTCCTGGCGAAATTTGCTAATATCACCATTACACTTGTCCTGAAGAACACGACGACGCCAATGAAGCTGTTCATAATTTACATCAAACCTCTCCATCTCAGACTTTTCATCCTCCGTCATGGTATCGATGAAGTCCTGCTCATGCTCCTCAGATTCAAATGGAACAACCGAATCCTCAAATTCAAACCAGGCTGCAAAAATCTTAGCCCATTCATTGTCTTGCACCCAGGTACGATAGAACCAACCCGCAGGACCGTTGGGTGTAGAGTCAGCTATAACCAAAGATAAGTTGTCACCATCATATAGAGATTGCAGATAACCAAGTGCGGGGTCTCTTTCACCATGCAAAGGCCAGAATGCAACCTCAGTCATGTTACCGACCTGAATAGTTCCGCTTCGACCAGCGTTTTTCGATCCTGCAGTTTCTTTTCCGTATATGCTTCGGCTTTTTAGTTTTATTGCATCGGCCAGACTGCCTCCATCCACGAGGCTTGTTCCGGTATCGTCCCATGGGAAAATATCGTTTTCCGCGTATCTTCGATATATTTCGAACACCTTGTCGCTCGTCCCCGCTATGTCCCCCATCAGACTCCCGCTTAAGTTCCCATGCTTTCGCATATGATGATACGTTAGGGCCTGGGCACATGTGCTCGCTCCCTTCTGGCGGGGTTTCAGGATAATCATTTTGCATGGTTTATCTTCAATTTGACACTTTCTATAATGCTCAAACATCCTCCTCTGCAGAGTGTTTGCTGTGGGTTTAATGTCTTTACCCCGTTTGTCTTTAATGACACCAAAAGTGCCAAACCATACCTCAGGGTCTACCCTGATAAGGTCCAAAAGTCTTTGGTCTTCGTCTTGGGTCACAAGCCTAACATTTCCAGCGACGACGGGCAGCTTTGCCCCTCTCGCCAGTCCAACTCTTACTCCTTGCGCAGAAAGCCTTACGCCTTTTGGCCGCTTTGCTCCCCTTCTTAACTTTGCCGGTAACAGCAGTTTTGAGCTTAGATCCAGGATTTGCCCGGCGATATGCGGCGACACCCTTAGCTGTCATGCCGGCTCCGTCTTTAGTCTTAAGGTAGTTGGCTCCTTTGCCCTTCGTAGTCTTTCTGATGGGATTACTTGGTTTTCTTTTTGTAGCCACGTTTCTCCCCTTTCTTTTTACACTTAGTACATCCGCAATTTGCCATAATGTTCTACTGGCTCTTGGCTTTTTTTAATAGCAAGTAGCCTAAGACTAAGGCTGGGATAATTAACAAGTATGTTGCGTTAAACTGATGGGCTGTGTGTTGACACAATCCGCTCAAACAATCTATGTGGTTCATCTTTTACTTTTTGGTTTTTTTGCTGGCGCGGTTCAGTATCCTCGCTTTTGCCTGGCGAATACGGATCTGTTCGTCCGTATTCATCCATTTTATTGTTGTTAAATCGTACATCAGTCTTCGATGTCGTCTAAATCAAAATCTGCCTCAAATTCTACGGCTGTATCGCAGAATCTTTCGACAACAGCTAAAGCAACTTCAGCCATTCGCATTTCGTCTAAGTCTGATTCTTCATACCAGCGTATAAACACTGCTGAGAGTTCGTTATCAAACTGCTCTTCTGGGGTTACTTTATTTTCCATAATGTCTTTTTCGGTAGTCCCTCCACTCCTCGGGTGTATAGCCTCTGGGTGAATGTGCAGGTTTCACGTTTCTATAAATACCAGGATGCGATTCTATAGACTTACGCCTCTTTTTTAGGTCTTCCGACGTGTTACCAGCCGGTTCATCCAAAGTTTTAGCATTTGTTGTCTTTTTTGCTTTAACCGCAGACGCGATTAAATGATCTGGAGCACCTGCAATGTCGTTATTTCGCAATCTTTCTTGAAATTTTTCGTAATCAGTCTTCATTTTCTAGCAAAATTGGCTCTTTTTCGACGGATTCAGCGTAAACATCTATGATATTGTTCAAATCCATGCCCGAACTGCGGAATCTGGATAAAATATCGGCAGTTGAGATGGTTCTTGAGTCGTCTTTGGACACTG